CGCCTGTGTAGCGACCACTTGGTTCGTCACCCTGCCCCATGAACACTCGTTCAAGATTGAGTCTTATAAGCATTCGTGTGTATTTAATTTGTTTGCCCGTTTTCATTATGTGGGAAGAAATTACAGGGCCGCAGTATAACGGTTTTCTTATTTCTTCAATTCTTTCAATGGTATGTTTAGTGTCTCAGCCCATTACTTCTCTCAACCCTCTTTGAAAGAATTGAAAAAAAGGACGAAAAGCACTCAGTATCATGGTTAATTCTTTCTAAAAAGTGGAAAATGTGCGAAAACAATAACCCAATGATTATAAGCCACCATCATTGTTCGCTTGATATGGCAGAGAGAACGCTGTGGGACAGACTAATGGGCCGCAATGTAGAAGCGGTGACTGAAACCCGCATACCAACAAACAAAACCTTCAAGGTGGCAGCAGGAATTCCCGACATAGTGCGAGATACAGAAAAACTCAACAAGGATAGCAATTACGATAACGAATTCGATATGTATGACCTAATGTTGAAACTTGACCCCGAATTGAATGGGGCTGTGCGTGCGGTATCTCTTACCGCTAACAATTTTGAGATTCAATACGATAAGGCTAAGAATGCGAGCATACGCAATAGTATTAGGGAATTAGTAGAAGAGAACCTTGACTTTGATGATGTGATGATTAACGCTATGCGCAATCTCATGGTATATGGGAACGACATTAACAAGATTGTAGGCAAGCAGGGTGAGGGTATAACAGACCTACAAAACCTGCCTGTGGCGCAAGTGAATATCGTGGATGAGCGGGGCGGTCTCGGCTCTTACTTCGTGGCTTCAAAGGAGAATCCTATTATCAGGCCTGTGACCTATATGCTACGAGAAGCAACAACCTACGAAAAGGCTATTTCAGCAACGGAGGTTTTACACTTCAAGGTGGATTACCGAAGTAATTGGTTCGTAGATAACAAGGGAAGAAGCACCTACGGTATTTGGGGCGCTTCTCGATTCTCCGCACTAAAGCAGGCAATACGCATGAAGTATAATGCTATGAATAATCGAGTCAGTCTTGAGGATTCTATGACTAAGCAGTATATCACAATAGACAAGTCTGCTATCGAGCATATCCAAGACCCTGCCGAGCAATACGACAGACTCAATACAATTATGAATGATGTAATTTCACTCTTTGAAGGACTACGCGGAGACCAAATCCCCGTTCTCCCTCATTATGTAGAGATTCACCATGTAGATTTGGAGAATGCACTACCCAACAGTAGCGACTTCCTTGATGCTATCAATGGAGACATTGCTGCTGTCCTCCAAGTGCCTCGTGTGGCCGCAGGCCAAGAGCGGGGCTCAACCTTCGCTGCTACTTACAACGCAAATATGTGGGCGGTTCAAGCCATCTCTCGTATGCACAAGATATTGGAACAGGCGTGTGCTGAATTGTTTTCTACCCATCTTACTTTATTGGGTATAGAACACAGGAGGCAAGACCTTCCAAAAATTAAGTTTGATGCTATGGATAGCGAAACGCCCCTCAACATTATGCAGCGTGCTACAATGGGATATGACGCGGGCATTCTAACTCTAAATCAAGCACTTGACCTTCTTAATTTACCAAAGGCGAAACAAGACGGAGACGATAGAAAGGATTTGACCCCGATAGCGCCGGAGACAGGGGAATTGCCGCCGGAAAACTCTCAAGACGGTGCGAAGGACTTAAAACAAGGGGATAATTGATAAATCAATAAGCCTGTTTTATGAATCATGCGCAAGCCTGCCCCAAATGATTCACTAATGCTTATGTTCGGAACGGCGGTAGTTTTGGCGTGGGTAGTGATAGCCGCATCAGCCTCTTACTACTCTCTTGTTGAACAGCGAGATATTTCAGATTCACAATTGACTGTTATTGGTCTTCTTGGTGGCCCTGCGCTACTAATCATAACAAGCGTGCTTGATTTATTCAAGGGCAAAGAGACAGCGAAAATAAACATTCTCCCCGATGAATTGGCCTCAGAAGTCTCCGCTACTGAGGCACATAAGAATCACACACGAACCATGCAAGAATTGAGACTAAAGCATGATTTGGAAATGGAAGCATTACGGCAGAAACATGACCTAAAGATGGATGACTTCGTGACTACTTCGGGAGGTTCGGACTCGTCTGAATTGAAGAAGATACTACCGGAGAAGAAGAAAGACCGATAAATCACTCATCGTTTAGGGTAATCACATGGCACGGAATCGTAAATTACAGAATCGCATCGGGCTTCCCCACATTACCGATGAAGCCGAAGTAGCGATAGCGGCTTCTGCGGTAGTTAGTGCTGAACAAGTGGAAGATTATGTAGGGGGTATGCTTGACGGCACAGAAACCTTCATTGATGTATCTTACGACGACACGGATGGAAATTTAGATTTCGTAGTCGCTGTTAAAGATGAAGACAATATGGCTTCAAACTCAGACACATATTTGGCTACTCAACAATCTATCAAAACCTATGTTGATAATCAAGTAGCGGGAGTAGTGGATTCATCCCCCGCCGCACTCGATACACTTAACGAATTAGCCGCCGCTCTTGGTGATGATGCTAATTATGCAAGCACTACTGCTACACTTCTTGGCAACAGACTGAGAGTAGATACTGCCGCACAGGGGCTTTCTACTACTCAACAATCTAACGCTCTACTCAACATGGGTATAAGCGCGAGCAAGGCGGAATTAAACATATTGGCGGGGGGGCTTTCGACAAGCGATATTCCAAGCCTTGCTACGAGCAAGATTACGAGCGGCACATTCCCAACAGCAAGAATCGCTGATAATGCTATAACCGCAGGGAAATTGTCTGTAAGTGGTAATGGCGCTAATACTCAATTTCTTCGCTCAGACGGGGATGGCACTTTCTCATGGGTAGTCCCAACAGACACAAACACACAATTGACCCAAGAGCAAGTAGAAGACTATGTTGGCGGCTTACTAACCAACGGAAGTAATATCACACTTACCTACAATGACTCGGCAGGCACACTAACCGTTGCATCCCAAGATACTACATATACGGTAGGTGATGGTGGCCTTACACAAAATAACTTCACCAATACCCTTAAGAGCAAACTTGACGGTATAGCCGCAAGCGCAAACAATTACTCAATTGCTGCTGATTTGCTCGATGAAGATAACATGGCTTCTAATAGTGCAACAAAGCCCGCGAGCCAACAGTCAATTAAGGCCTACATTGCCACTGAGGTATCGGGCCTTGTTGATAGCGCACCCTCGACACTTAACACACTCAATGAATTAGCCGCCGCATTAGGCGACGATGCTTCCTTCTCAACGACCACTGCTACAAATATAGGGCTTAAATTAGCGAAGGCGAGTAATCTCTCAGACTTGGCTAATGCGGGAACGGCACGCACTAACTTGGGATTAGGCACGGCGGCTACACTGTCCGGCACGGGCGCGGTAGCAGATAACAACGCAGGCTTAGTCACAGGAGATGCAGTTTATGATTATATCGCCACGCAAAACTTCTCTACTTCGGGCTCGTCTAACTTTGTGATTGGTGATATAACAGGACAAAGTGCAATCACAAGTGGTCTTGCTTCTACTGATGAATTAGTGCTTAGTGATGCAGGCTCACTAAAGAGAATGGATATTTCAGTAGTAGAGGACTATATGCAGAATAACCTAACATTCCCCGACACAAATACCACTTATTCTGCGGGTAGCGGCACAGATGGTATAACTCTTGATGGGACTACTTTCAAACTCAAAGACCCCGATTATGGGACTCATGTGACCGAAGCGGGTGTATCACTAACTCAGGACAGTATATTGTTTTGGGATGGTAGTTATGATGGGTGGAAGTATATCAAGATGGAAAATTTACAAGACTTGATTAACACCGACACCAATACTCAATTAACTCTGTTAGACCAAGACGATATGGCTTCTAATAGTGCTACTGCGGCTGCTTCTCAACAATCAATTAAGGCGTATGTGGATACGGAAGTAGCAGGTATCGTAAATTCTGCCCCTACCGCTCTCAATACTCTAAACGAATTGGCGGCGGCTTTAGGTGATGACGCTAACTACGCCGCTACAACAACCACAGCAATAGGGCTGAAATTGGCTAAAGCAAGCAACCTTTCAGATTTGGCTAATGCCGGAATAGCAAGAAACAATTTGGGATTAGACACGGCGGCAACAAAGGGTGTTGCGCCTAATAGCGCAAGTGGTGTTGCTAACGGGCAATTGAGTTTAGTCACCGGCAACGCAGTCTATCAATATGTGACCGCCAACGGTGGAGATACAAACGCAGGTGCGGTAAATGGCACACCAAGCGCCCCCGCTTTCTCTTTCGCAGGTGATACAGACACAGGTATGTATTACAAAAGCAACAACACATTAGGGTTCGCCACAGGCGGCACTTTCAGGATGAGTATTGATAACAACGGACATCTTTTGGGATTAAACAATTTGCATATCGCAGGGTGGGGCTCTTACTCTTACCCCGCTATTACTATGGGGGGCGACACAGATACCGGAATAGGTGCAGATGGCGCTAACGGACTTTTCATAGGCACAGGTGGTAGCCCACGATTGAAGATACAAGGAGACGTTGTTGATTTCGTAAATTCAAAGATTAAACTTGGTGGTTCATACGGCTCAGATGGGCAGGTTCTCACTTCCACAGGAAGTGGTGTTGCGTGGGAGGCCGCTTCGGGTGGTGCTACTGCTATTGATGGTTTATCTGATGCTACCACATCAGGAACGCAAAATGTAGGTATTGGAACGGGCGTATTTTCAAGCGGCTCATTCAACACAAATAATTCAACGGCACTTGGATTCAATGCGGGTCAAGATTTGACTACGGGTTCAGACAACGTGCTACTCGGAAGTCACGCGGGCGCTAACCTTACTATTGGGCAAAACAATATCGCCATTGGAAGGAACGCAATGGGTTATGATACCGCAAGTATTCATGCAATCGCCATTGGAAGTCAGACCGGAGAAAACTCAACGGGTGATTACAATATCAGTATGGGTTCGTATGCCGGAAGATACCTTTCGGGACATTACAATATCAATATCGGTAAGTCGGCAAATGACTCCGGTTCAAACACAGGTTCGGGCAATGTAGTCATTGGAAATAACCAAGACCTTGTTGATGATTCAGCAGACCGACAATTGATAATTGCAGGTAATGACGGGTCTAATACCACTACTTGGATTAAGGGTGTGAGTAGTGGTGCAATTACCTTCAACGACGCATTCACCTTCCCTTCCGCAGATGGTAGCGCAAACCAATACATCAAGACCGACGGTAGTGGGTCTCTCACATGGGCTACTCTACCAAGCAGTGGCGCTACTTCTATTAGTGGATTATCAGATGCAATTACTACTGCTACTTCTAACTTAGGAATAGGTAGTGGTGCATTAGATTCTATTACTGCAAGTAGCGGTGAATACAACACGGCATTAGGAATAAATGCCGGAACAGCAATAACCACAGGAGACTACAACATAACAATTGGGTATGGCGCGGCACAGTTAATGACTAACGGCCAACAAAACACTGTAATTGGTTTTGAAGCATTAAAATTAGGAAATAAT